TCGTATTCACTCCAACCAAGGCACAACAGGCAGATGCCGTTGAACGTGTTCGTAAACTCGTTGATGGTAATATTATCACATTAAACGAAGCACGTCAAGAGTTAAATGGTGTCCTTGGTATCGAACTGAAAGATATTCCGTCTGGCGATTCGTTGCTGGAAGAATATAAATCATCTTTGATTCAAAAGCGTGTACAAGACGATGAACAAGAACTTGACACGACCGATGAACCAAAGAAATCTACAGAGAAAGGAGAAGCCGATGGAAAAACAAAAAGTACAACTTAGTGCGAGTGCAATTAAGGTTATACTAGATAACCAACATCCGAACTCCATGCGTTTTACTGGTACGTGTATGTTCCTTGATGAACCATCTGATTATATTCCCGGTGGTGTTGACAAACCTGTATTGTTATCATCCGAAGTTGCCGAAGCGTGTGCATCTACGATGAACCTTATGGGTATCAATTGTGATTATGACCCTTGGTTATTCCCAGATGAAGTTATGATGGCACATGACCGTAGAAATAAAATTGGTGTGGTTGAAAAATGTTGGGTTGACGGTAATGAACTTAAGTTCACTGGTATTATCTACAAGAATGACTTTCCAGATATTGCTGACTTCATAAAGAAAACAGTAGACTCTCTAGGATTCTCTGTGGAAGCCATTTTCAATATCCACGAGTTTGAAGACCATATTGAAATGGCGGATGTTGAATTTACTGGTGTTGCTATGTTGTTTAAAAACGCAGCCGCATACCAAAATACGTATATTGCAGAAATTGCCGCAAAGGCGAAAGGAAAACAACTAATGAACGAACAAGAAATTAAAGCCTTGGTTGATGAAGCCGTTAAGGCATCTATTGAAGCACAAGCACAAGCTAAAGCACAAGCGGAAGAAGCTAAAGAATTGGCAGATGCAAAAGCCGAAGTTGAACGTTTGACTGCTGAATGTTCCGCTAAAGATGCATTGATTGTTGAAAAAGATGCAAAAATCGCAGAACTTGAAAAATCTGTTGAAACAAAAGATGCAGAAATCGAAGCTGGTAAAGCCGAAGCAGAAAAACAAACTGTAATTTCCGATGTTAAAAACTTGGAAACTAAGGCAAAACTAGAAGCTGGTAAATCTGACAAAGAATTTGATAACTTTGCAGATGGCATCGAAGCTATGTGTAAATAATTACGCATAATATATTTTGTTGATTTGATTTTATATCATAGGAGAAATAACTGTGGCAGTAACAAAATCCAAATTTATTACAGCAGCTGCCGTTGCTGATTATAACCAATCTCACTACATCGAGTTGCCTAAATTCCAAAACTTAATGGTTGACTTGTTAAACCGTAACGTAACAATTCGCAACCGTATCACACCTGTGATGGCGACTGGCTACCCATCTCGTTATTGGGAACAAACAAAAATTGCACACAATGCGAAATTCGTAAATCCACGTACAGGCGACAACGGTAAATACGGTGTTGATACTTACGATGAAGATTACGGTCGTGTTGAAAAGGCAGTATACTTAAAGGCGATTACATCTGGTATTAAATATTCTTTGTTTGATACAGAAGTTGTAGCACAACAAGGTGATGCCTTGGCAAAATCTTTGTTAAACAAAGACATGGAAGACATGATTGTTGACTTACTACAAACATCCAGCAAAGGTATCTGGACAGGTGCAGCAACCGCAGCCGATGATTCCACATCCGTTGAATACTGTGGTTTGGCTACACAAATTACAGATGCAGTAACGGTGGCTAACCCTTATAGCTTCACATCTGGTACAGGTGAGTTTGTAACCGATACAATCCGTACAAAGATGGCTCAAAACTTGGCATCCACAAAATACATCGGTATGCCTACTGCAATCTACGCTAACCCATTGACAATCGACTATTTGAGCCGTGCTGAATTGAAACGCCCGGGATTTGCAGTTAACCAATCTGCGGATAAAATGGACTTGGGTAATGGTTTCGTGGTAAATACAATCCGTACACAAGCTGGTTATTTACCATTGATTCCAGATAACTACATTCCATTTGACCCAACAAACAAAAAACACTCTTTGTATGTTGTCAATGAAAAATTGATTGAACGCCATTACTTAACTAATGCAGAACCACGCATCTTCAAAATGGGTCTTACTAAAGGTCTATTGGACGAATACGTTGCAGTAATGTTCGATGCAGTTGTTGCCAAAGGTGCTAGTGCTGGTGCCCACTTCAAGGTTGAATTTACTGAAGCGTAATTCAAACGATTAATCACAGGGGTGTCGAAAGACACCCCAATGTTTTAACCGAATGGAGATACATATGTTAGTAACATTAAAAGACAGTAATGCAACACGTATTTATTTGTGTGGTCGCATTATTGAAGCTGATAACGGTCGCTTTGAGGTATCCGAGGAAGAATACGCTTTGAATGAAGCCGTATTAGAACCTGTGGATAAAAAAGCTGGCAAAGTTATCAAACCAAAAACAAAATCTACTGGAGAAGACGGTACGGAAGCAGACGAAGTTTCTGCATCCTAGGAGATAATCATGGTTTACTTAGATGCAGCAGAAATTGACGATTATTGTCAAATGATTCCAGTTGATGAAAGTCATGTTCAGTTTGCATCGACTATGATTGATGCCTACGTTGGAACAAACAATGGACAATCGAAATTTACATCCAACGAAATCACCGAGATTGTTAAACCGAATCGCAAAGGCGTGTTGATTCTAAAGAATGACCCTGTGATTGACATTCTATCAATTCAAGCAATTCACACACGAGATATAAACGAAGACGGAGTTGAGATTGAACCGTACTTGTATGACTTTGATGGTAGCAAGTATGTATATCTGTTGAATAATACATCCGCCATGACATATTCTCAAATATTCTCGCATAATGCAAGATTTTATAAAGTCCGTTACAACTATGGATTCGCTGAAATTCCACGAGAAGTAAAAACGGCTTGTGCGATGCTTGCGATGAATATATCACAGGTTTCTACATTCACCGCTTTAAATTCCATGACAACTTTGGATGCACGATTTTCATTAACTGACCCAAACTTATTTACAAACGAAATCAAATCATTGTTATCACGATACAGATTCTAAACGGAGGTATATATGCGAGAAAAATATACACCAAAGTTTGACTGCACACGAATGTTCGCATCATGGCGTGAAACCATTAAATGCGATGGTAAAAAACCAGAGTTTGTGTTATTCACACGAATTGGTCGTGGTACAAAACGGTTTCTTGTGAATAATGTTCGTTGGGGAAACCTTATGTCAGATTCCTCGTTGGAAGCTGGCGATATATGCGAACGTAGAAACGGTGATACGTTATTCTTGGTCGCAAAAACAAACTCATTCAATGGTGACAAAGGTGAGTTTTACACAACAAATACAATCGTAAATATCTATGGTATCGAAACAACGACAGACGAGTATGGCAACACCAGTGGTACATCTACTACTATAAAGGTGAAAGACCTAAAGTGTGTATACGAAGATGTGTCCGCCAAGATGCACTTGTTCGATTATGGTTTGTTACCGACTACTACAAAGCGATTTATTCTACCAAGGGATACGGATGTTGCACTATTGGATAGAATCGAAATCAATGGACAGTTTTTACAAATTGATGTAATAAACAAGTTCGATTTTGCACCGTTCTTATATGTGCAATGTTCACCAGACGAGCGTGGCTAACATGAAGACAATGCAAGATGTAATCGCTAAGGTATTAGAAGACCATTTAGATGTCTTGTCTGACCGTATTAAACAAATATGGGCGGTTGCAGACGATGGCATCTATACTGACCACCATATAATCCTTAGAAGATTCACACCAAGCGTCAACATGGTTAGACTTGGCTTAGACATAACAGGTCTTGGGGCGTTCATCCTAGAGTATGGCTCTGGTTCGTTTATGGTAACGAATACAAGTGCGGAACTTGGGGAGTTTGGCAACCCAGACTTACCAGAATACATGGCATCATCTTGGTATAACGATAATCGTTCATCGCACGGCAATGCAATCATGGGTCGTGACAAGGGAGAAACTGTACATTCACCAACAATGGGTGTACCAGATTATAAATCAAAAGGTCACTTTAAGGGAATCAACCTAGAAGAACCCATGAAGAAATCCAAATTAAAGCCTTTAGAACCAAAAGAACCGATGTTTGTTGTTGAAACAGAAATCGTTCATTGGTTGAAAGAATTGGATGAAGCTATTGACGATGCAGTATCTGATTATATCGAAACCCAATTAGATAATGCTTTTAAAGGAGTAATCGCATGAAGTATACGGTACAACTATTGGACGAACTGTGGAATATCTTGCGACAAGACGAAGAAATGGCTTCGTTATTACGCATAAAAGATACACAATCAATCCAAGAGTGGAACTCTAAGATTAGACGTGGTCTTGCTGGTGCGGAACTCGTTGACGAAAAACAAGATATTTACATAATTATGTCATTCATTCCATCTGTTGGTAATACCAAGAATTGGATGGTCAACAAGAATTTACTGGAGTTTAGAATCATCGGTCGTTCTAACAACAGAAAACTTGTGAATGACTTATATATACACTTGAATAAACTATTAAAGGAACATTATCAAGAAATGTCCATCTATACCGAGGGTTCATTCTCTACTGGTACGGCTGGCTTAATCGGTTATATGTTTCGTGTTAGACCTTTTACATGGTCGTAATCATAGGAGATAATTAATGGCACAACAAACAGGCAAAAACTTTGTATTGAATGGTGTTGGCGAAGCATGGGCGAAACGAGTTGTAAACGGCAAAGTTGAAGCCTATAAACTCGGTACACTTCAAACAATGAAACTATCTTTCAGTTCCTCTGATGAAAAAGTCTATGGTTCTGATGCTTTACCACCAATCTATATCTTGAATAAAGAATCTAATGTTCAAGCATCTTTCACAGAAGCACGTTTCAACCTTGATTACTTGGGTGTAACTGCTGGTGCTGATGTTGACAACAACGGTACTTTAATCTTTAGTGTAAAACCTACATTGATTGCAAGCGGTACTGCATTTATCGTTCCAAGCGTATCTAATGTTATCCCAGAAGATACAATCGTTGTACTTGCGAATGACAATCAAATGGAAGACGAACGTGAAACATTAAAGTACACAAAAAGTACAACTCCGTCCGCTGGTGAATTTACAATTGATGCAAGTGGTCAAATCACTTTAGGTCAATCTGTAACAAATAAATTCATTGAAGTATCTGGTCTTCGTACTGATACAACTAGCCGTAAAGCTACAATGAAAGCAACTAGCGTACCACAATTCGTTGAAATCCGTCACGTTTCCAATCCTGTTGATATGGGCGATGGTAAGAAAGTTATCTTGCATACTCATATCTTCCGTGCTAGAGCGACTGGCAAAATGGACATCGACCATGAACGTCAAAAAGCATCTGCACCACAACTTGAATTTGAAGTTATGTACGACACTACTCGTACAGACGGTAAAATCTTGGAAATCACACAAGAAATCCAAGGCTAATCTCATGGGGGCATCTTCGGATGCCCCTATTTTTTATTATATGGAGAACTATGGAGATATATAGATGTCAAATACTTTAATTCCACAAGAAAAATACATTATGCTTAATGGCAAAGAATACAAGATTTATCCGATGCTGTTAAAAGATTACAACAAAGTTGAACGTCTATTGTCTAAAATAAATGACCAGTATTTATATTTGAACTTACCATCACCAATTTTAGACGAAGATGGCAAAGAAGTGTTAGATGCCAATGGCAAGGTGAAATATGACTATGTGGCATTTAACTCCATGTGTGAACTGTTTGAGATGGCGTTACGTATTCCACGGAAAGAATTGATTAACGCAATCGACTTAGACAATGGTGTGCAACTATTGGATGAATACTTATCTATTAGCGGATTAAAAAAAAAGATGATGGGTCTAATGGCACAGGAACTACCGAAGATAAATCTGGGGGACTTGACCTAGTCATTGCATCTTTGGTACAACACACGAGTGAAACCAGAGAATCACTAATGAGATATACTTTACCAGAACTAGAGGGGTTATCTGTTGCATTAAACGAAAACAATAAAACAGATACAGACGATAGTAATACTTTTGTTGACTCTGATTCCGTCACAGGGGCAGATGCGGTACGTGGTCTTTTGAGTTCTGGGTACGCATCATAGGAGAATAATTAATGGGAAACAAAAAATTCGGATATGACATAAAAATAGACTACAGTCAAGCAACCGAGAATACCAATCGAGTAACCTCTAGTATTCTACAGTTGCAACAAGCCGTAGAACGACTTAAAAGAAACTCTGACATTCAGATTAAATTCACAGGTCTGCCACGACAACTTGATAGCATTACAACAAAAACTGCTACATTGGCTAATGCGTTGGAAAGAACGGCTCAAAGTGGCAATCTTGCATCTAAGTCTTTTGATGGTATGTCTGCTAAGATGCAGTCGCTTAAAAAAGATGGTGAAGCACTTGCGAAAGGTCTACAAGATTCTGCCAATGCAATCAAGAAACTGGAGTCGTCAAATCATAACACCTTAAGAGATGGCAATAAGGCTATGACGGTTGGTACTCAAATCAATCAACTTAAGAACCAAGCCGATGTACTCTATCAAGCATGGAAAGCGAACAACGTAGGTAAAGAGCAATATCTTCAACAAATGACTGCAATCCAAGGCAAGCTAAACACTTTGTATGGTCAACAACGGAGAATCAATAAAATCACCGAAGAACATATTCCATTGTTAAAACAATGGGGTTTTGAACTCGATAAGGTCGGTTCACGACTTGGGTATTTTGCCACACGTTGGGCGGCATTATGGGTCGGAGATAAAGTCATGGATTCTCTATCTGCTTTACCAAAAGTAGAACAAGATATGGCTGGGTTCGCCCAAGTAATGAAACATGGCACAGGTGAAACAAATGCGTTCGCCCATAGTTTAATGCAAGTTGACCCATCTCACATGGTCAATAGTTTACAACTTAGCGGTGACGAAGCAGAACACTTTAAACAAGAATTAGGTGGTATGCAAGTAGAGTTGCAAAACCTTGCTATCAAGTATGGTACAACAAGCCATGAAATGATTGAGTCTGCCAAACTTTGGGGTCGTGCATACAAAGATAATAACACAGTTCTTGCATTGACAGATGCAGCAACCAAACTTGCGGTTGCCGATGCGTTTGACATTGTGTCCGCAAACAAGGCGTTGGAATCCTCTATCATGCAATGGGGTTTCCAAATCAAAAACTCCAATGATGCCATGAGTGTATCAAACCGTATTATCGACTCTTGGACATCGCTTGCACACAACTATACGGTTTCTGCACAAACTTTATCCGAAGCTAACAAACGTATGGCACAATCCGCAGCTGAAGTCGGTGTGTCATTCCATTCCGCACAAGCACTTGTTGCCGTTATGGCACGTAAAACGCAAGCAGAGGGCGGTGAAATCGGTAATGCCCTAAAGTCTATCTTTGGTTCTATTCACTCTAAGAAAGCCATTAAAGCATTACAAGATTTTGGTATCGAAGTTTACAAGGTTGGTGAAAACGGAGAGCGGTCATTCCGAAAAGTAGACGATGTATTGCTTGACTTGATGATTAAAGCACAAGGGTCTAAAGAGTCCATGGAAGACTTGTTAAAAGCAATCTCTGGCGGTAAATGGCAATGGAATAAAGCCGATGCCATGTTGGACTTGAAAGAATACCTAGAAGCCTTACGATTATCTTCTTCTGCAATGGGGTTTACCAATGCACAAGTTGGAATGCAACTTGATACAATCCAAACTAAGATAAAACAAATTGCCGCACAATGGGAAAAGATGGTAACAACCAATGGTAATGTGTCTAAGACGATTAAAGCTGGACTAGACCTTGCTATGGGGTTCTTGCAACTATTGAACAAAATCCCATCAAGCACATTTGTTGTCCTTGGTGGTTTAATGGCGGTTTCTTACGCTACATCAAAACTAGGGGTAACCTCAAAAACTGTACAAACCTCTATTTCTCTTGGATGGAACAAATTGACCGCAGCCGTTGCAAGATATAACTTTGCCGTATCTGCCACAGGTTCTAAAACTGCTGGTATGAAAGCTGCGTTTGCTGGTGCTGGCGGTGCAATCAAGGGTATGGGTCGTGCGGTACAATCTGCAACTGCCTTTATGGGTGGTTGGATTGGCATTATCCTTACGCTTGGCACTTTGTTGGTCGATTTTGTAATGAATATGGATTCTGCATCCGATGCAATCAAAAAAGATATTCAAACACAAAACGAACTATTGCAAAGACAAGAAGAATACTATGGTCGATTGTCTGAATCTAAGAATGTCGTATCACAATATATTACCGCCCTTAGTGGTCTAAAAGAAAAGCTATCCGAGGTTGGTCAACAAACCGAAGAATATACACAAATCGAAGCCGAAATTAAAACCGCAAAAGACGGCTTAATCGAAATCCTTGGCGAAGAACAAACCGCATGGGTATTATCTGGCGATACTATTGAAGAACAAAACCGTAGAGCATCACAAGCGGTTGAAGAAAAGAAAAAAGAAGTTCGCCATCAAATTGCAATGACAAGAGCGGCCGTTATTGAAGCATCTAAGAAACTAAGGGAAATGGCGAATGAAGACATTAAGTCAATCCAGAGTGAAGAAACTCCGTGGAAAAGACGGTTTGAAATCATTTATCATTTCTTAGATTTAATATCTGCGGTTCAAGATGCATGGAATAGACTCATGAGAACCATGAGTGAACAAGGGGCACAAGTTGCCGAAAGCACATATGCCAAAGCTGAACTTGATAGGTCAGATTTACAATCCCAATACGATTATGCAGTAGCACATGGCGAAACTGTATCTGCCTTTATTTTAAAACAACGACTTGACCTTGCACAAACACAAGCAGCCGATGCACGAGCAGAGATGTATCGTATTAAAGAAAATGCTGATTATTACAACAAACAAGTTGAGGAAACAAACTCAAAAGTCGTCATTGCAGCATCTAAAGAAGCCTTAGAGGGTCTTGGCGGTGGTGGAGGAAGTACACTACCAGCTATTACCGACAGTAACACTGGCGGTGGCACAACTGGAGATTACGCACGAGATGAACTCGGTGATGATAGCGGTGGCGGTTCAAGCAAAGGCAAAAAGGGTAAAACTGGTAAAACAACCAAAGCCAAAAATCCATATAGTGGAACACCAGAGGGTGAAGCCATTGACTTCTTGATAAAACAAGGGTTTACCGCTAACCAAGCATATGGTATCGTTGGCAATCTAATGCAAGAATCCAGTATGAACCCATTCGCTGACAACGGTTCTCATCATGGACTCGCACAATGGGATAAAAACCCAGATGGTCGATGGGAACAACTCGTGGCTTTTGCTAATGCGAATGGCTCTGACCCAAACAATCGTGCGACACAAATGGCGTTCTTGGTTCACGAGTTACAAACAACTGAACACGATAATTGGTTAAAGGTGTTGCAACACGCAACCAATCAAACGCCAGAAGAATACGCCCATTATTTTGATATGTTTGTTGAACGCTCTGGTGGTGCTGAAACGGCAGCAAGACAAGCATACGCAAGACAACTTGCTAATTCACAATACGGCGATGAAACAAAAACTGATGCTGAAAGAGCATCTAAGCTAGTTGAGAAACAAAATAAACTTGACGAACTTGCTAAGAAACTTGCTAAGGCGGAAGCCGAAATGGAAAACGCCATGAAACCAAAAGAGCAAGCTGACTTGGCAAAAGAATCACAAGCCTTGAGAGAAAAGTTACAGGGTATCCAAAAAGAGATTGACGACTTAATCAAACTCAATCCAAAAGCAGATGTTAAGAAACTGCAAGAAACCATGAAGAAATACGATGAAGTTATGACCCATCGTATGCAAGATAAGTACCGTGATAAAGATTATGACGAAGCCGTACAAATGGCAAAAGACCGTCATGAAAACGAAGACTTAGACATGGAAATCGCTGGTACATCTGAAAACTTTTGGACAAAGGACATCCGTAATGCACAACGCTTGGTTGAATTGTATATCATTAAGGTGAAACAATACAACGACATGGTTGCAGCCTTTAAGCGTGGTGATTCAGAATATACCGAAGCAGACATCCGTAAAGCTGGGATTGAACTTAAGAAGCTACAAGTACAAATCAACAAGACTGGTAATGACTTGAATAAGAATATCAAGCAACAAACTCATGATGTATTCCACTCGATGATATTCGAGGGCAAGAAGTTTAAAGACGTTTGGAAAGACTTATGGAAACAACTTGCGGAAGACACATTGAAAATGATGTTTAAAATCCAAGATGGTAACGGTGGTCTTTTACAGAATCTATTAAGACGTAAAGACAAAAAATATCAAGATGGCATCAACCCATTAAAGAAATTAACTGGGAAAGATGGTAACATCGGTGGTGTTGATGAAACATTAAACCAACAAATGTTAGCAACACAAGCGACACAAAACCTTGATAAGAACTTTGCGACATTCTTGGCTAATACTCAAAACGGTACTGCATGGAGTCAAGCGACATTTACCGATGCCGTAATCTATGGCAATGTCCAAGGCGATAAAAACGGTGTTGACTTACCAGAGGGCAACAAGGATAAAAAAGACGGTAAAACCGATGTATCACAATATATCAACGCTGGCATGAAACTTGGTGGCTTAGGTAACAACAAGTGGTTGGGTGCATTGGGTACTGTTGCTGGGTTTGCACGACAGTTCGGTTTATTGAAATTCGCAAGCGGTGGTGCAGTCGATAAAGACCAATTGGTTCGTGTCGGTGAGGGCGATAAGAAAGAATGGATTATTCCAACTAACGACAAAAAACGTGGTATTCAGTTGCTAAACCAAGCTGCACGTGACCTTGGGGTTGGTGAAACCAAAGGTATCGAACCTAATTGGAAAAATCCGAATACATCTACAGGGGCATTATCGGAACAAACTAAACGACAAGACCGAATGATGAATCAGATGGTCGCAAACACATCAGCTATGACTAAGGGGATGAACTATATGGCGAACAATGGTTCTACACATGAATCCATTGCACAACCTGTGTTTGTTAAACAAACGATTTCTGACCAAGACTTCTTGGCGAAATACAACAAGTTGGTGGCACTTGGCAAGATGAAATAACACAACTTTTGTGTAATTTTTGACACTATATGTGAGGGGTGATAAACCCCTCGCATTATTACTATTGGAGGTCATATGGAAGACATTACGAAATACTTGGGTCTGAAATACGGCTTTAATCATAAAAAGAATCAATATCATTGTGTTGATGTTTGTCGTATGTGGTATAAAGACCATGGATACAAACATTGTTTTGACGATGGGAAGAAAGACCCAACATCATGCGAAGATTTTCACAAGAATCATCAACTAAGGGTGTTACGGTATCTGTTGAAACACTTCGACAAGGTTCGAGATATTGATAAATTACAACATGGCGATGTGATTGTGTTCAACGTAGATGGCGACTTACATACTAGCGTGTATCTACAGAATGGACAAATACTTGCGATGCAAGTTCCATGTATTGAAAACGTATCACTATCTGCCGTATTTAAACGCAGTTATTGGCAACCATTGTTTTACTGTGGTTTCCATCAAGAACGCAGCGAAAGGAATTAACAATGGCAACATATCCAAAGTTTCCATTGCCGTATATATTCGAGGTTGAAAAAGGTCTTAAGTTCGCCACACAAGAAGTTACATTTGAATCTGGCAAGAAACAAGTGCGACAACTTGCGGTAACACCAAAGAGAACTTGGTCAATTAGCTTGCGAGGAACAACAGACCAACAAAAGATATTTGAAGACTTTTGTGAATCTGTTGGTGGTAACACAAGACCATTCTTGTTTACCGATGAATATGGCAAGGAACAATTATGTAGATTCGCAACCAACGAATTTAACATGAAAGTACTACGAGATTTCACAATTGAGAATGGTACTCATGGTAACGCCGTTGGATTTACTGCGAATGTACAAATCGAGAAGTTATTATAACTATAGGAAGTATACATGATTAATTTACCTGTGGCGTTTCGAGAAGCATTGGAAAGTGGCTCGGTATTTGACATTGAATTATACGAAGTACACATACCGAATTTAACGCTATATCTATGCTCTTGTGATGTCAATATTCAATTCAACGGTCATACATACTTGGCATTGCCAATCAGACGTGGCGAGATTGATAAAACGGTAGATAATTCGATTGACTCTTGTGAGTTGCAGATTTCTAATGCAACTGATAAATTTACTCAATTATTATTTAAGGGTATTCCATTCACAGGCAGTCGAGTGTATATCTACCGAATTTTATATCCAGATTCACTCACGAACGCAAACATGATTAAACCTGTGTTTATGGGTCGTGTTGATGCACCAGAATTAACAACAGATGGTGTATTCAAGGTCACAGTCACCACAGATGTTCCAAACGTCCGTGGCGGTCGTAGAACACAATATTCTTGTACATCTGTATTCGGTGATGAATCCTGTCAAGCACAAATCGAAACATTGCAAACAACCGTTGATTCAATCACACAAGATGAACATGGTTTTCGTGTTGGTATCCGCAACCCAGCAGACCAAAAGACATTCACAAATGGTGTCTTAATTGTTAGCGGTGAAGCACGCAAGATTGTTGACTTTAAAGATGCTGGTGCTGGTATTTACTTGGAATATCCATTGTTGCAATCACCAGATATTCTGATTGGTCAACAAGCGACAATCCAATCTGGATGCGATAAAACACCAACGGATTGTAAACGACATGGCAATCAAAAACGATATGCTGGGTTCTTATCTGTACCGTTTGAATTTACGGTACGTACTTAATTTTTCTAGTGAAACGAGGTATTAATATATGGGTAAAGGCGGTGGCAAGGGCGGTAAAGGTCGTGTAGCAAAATTCATTGGTCTTGCTGCTGGTATTGCCTTTGGTTTTGGCGGTGGTGCTTGGGGTTTCTTAAAGGCGGCATCTGTATTTAGCCGTGTAATGTACGGTTTATCCCTTGGCATGTCCATTGGTGGTCTATTTGATAAATCACCAAAGCAACCATCTACACCAGAATCAACATTCGACTCCAAGAATAACCAAGTAACATCCGAGGGTACAATCCCAATTGTCTATGGTCAAACTAAAGTTGGTGGTCTACAGACATTCCATAAGATGGACGTTGGTGGTAAACGCTTGGACAAAGACGTGGTTCTTTGCGAGGGTAAAATCCATGACATCTTCGGTGTTACTGCTAATGGTTATCTAACAAGCGTACAACGCTTAAATGAAACGAAACAAACAAGAATACCTGTGTTTGGTATTCGTAATAATAAATATCCAGATGCAAAAGTGTCTATTGAAAGCGGTGTTGCGGAAAGGCATGGGTTCGCTGGTCATAAACCAAATCCATCTCAACAGTCAATCTACCAAGATAACGTAGATTATCAATCATTCAACAAGTTCAAGAAACTAAAGTTGACTGCCAATGGCAAGACTGTATATATCTTCTTGACAGATGATAATACAACGATTGACCTACAGTATTCATTGGCTTGTAATACGTTTGGTAAAATCTATCAAATTATCTTAGGTGACACATATTTATCTGACTTGCAAACCGATGGTTGGGAATTGGTAAATCCTGTGATATGTCAAAACTCTCCATCATCCCTAGATACCTTTGGTGAATCACCATGTTATAAACGAGATGTATACTGTATGACGAACGGTAGTCAAGACGGTAGCAATTCTACGGTTTATACACACCTTGGTGGTAAAGACCAAGATGCACCAGACCAATACTTAACAACAGGCGGTTATCCAAACATGGCATACGTTCATGCAGACTTGCGATATACAGAAAAGATGGGTGCTGGCAATCCAACGGTGACTGCTATTGTACAAGGCATGATTGTATACGATTGGCGCGATAAACGGTATAAATACTCTAAGAATCCTGTTGTATGTCTATATGATTACTTGACAAATAAAACATACGGTGCTGGTCGGTATGTTACACCAGATATTCTTGACATGGAATCGTTTACCGATGTGGCAAACTATTGTGACGAAGAAATCACATACAATGACCCATACGGTGTTACAAAAACAGAGCCAAGGTATCAACTTGATATATGCTTAAATGAAACCAAAACACATCAAGAAAACATTCAATCAATATTGAACTCATTCCTTGGGTTTATCGTGTTCTCAAACAATTCAATCAAGCTACGGTGTGAACGATTAGAGCAACCTGTGTATGCGTTCAATGATGATAACATTGTGGAAGAAACTCTTAGTTATAAATCTGCATCTATTGACCAAAGCCCAAACAAGTTTAATTTAACATATGTAGAACCAGCATTGGACTATACGGCGGTTAAATTAATCGTTGAAGATGCCACAAACCAACTACCTCCGCCAATTGGCATTGGTAGACCTGTGGAACAAGATATTGACTTCAAGGGTGTCCGCAGACAAACACAATGTTTACGACTTGGGAAAATCGCACGAGATATTATCCGTTTGTGTCCGATTACGGTTACATTCAAAACTGGTCTTATGGCTTCTCACTTGGAAGCTGGCGATATTGTAACAATCTCCAAAACATACATTGACGAAGACGGTGTTAAACAAGAGTTATTTACCAATCAACAAGCACGTATCACAGAAATAAAAGAAGAAGACGGCACATTTGAAATTACCGCACGTCAATACAATCCATCAATCTATGATGATACGTTCGGTGCATCTCTAAAGGTATTCGGTACAGTTGGTAACGACAAGCCAATCAGATTAACACCAGCAACTGTTAAACCTGTTGAGAATATTCAATTCAATCAAATCTACCGTGGTAAAGTCGATGGCTTACCTACGTATGACATAGTGTTATCTTTTGACGAACCAGACGACATCGAGTTCCGTTCTGCATCGGTTTACATTCAAACCGTACACAATGGTGTGGCTGGTGAATGGAAGAACTATGGTGAATCCAAAGGTATTACAACTATCATGGGTCTTAAGCGTGGCGACACAATCAACGCACGTATTATACCAAACGATTCCAAAGGTATTGAACATGAAGAATCCATGTCTGCTCCATCGTATACCGTGGTTTCCAAGTTTGGCACACCAGAGATGCCACAGAATTTAAAACTAAAAGTGACAGATGAAGCACGTATCACATGGGATATAGTCAAGAATACCGACATAGACCATTATGAAGTATCCACCACAGGATTCTTTGATAATGGAGCAGTCGTATCAGTTGACAATGAAGCACCGATTACATTAACCACACGCATAGGCAAGATTTATGTGCGTGGTGTAAACATTGATAATGTCGCTGGTCCAGCAAACTATGTGGAATACGATTTTCCACAATTAAATGTTCCACAATTAAATTACATCAAATCACAATCTGGTGCGTTCCAAGTTGTTCTAAGGGATACACCAAAAACAAATCCACCGATTTTGAAAACCATTTTTAGAGTCAACGATAAAGACTTTAGAACAGATACCAATGTATTTACATATGTTGACGACCCAGCAACATACAATGTGTCATTCGCATATGAAGATTACTTTGGTACTGGTGCGTTTTCATCTGGTATCGGTGCGGTAATTAAACAAAATATCAACCAAGATTTAATCAATCGTGCAACCGCAGCAATCCAAAGTGTTGAACAGATGCAAGCAAACATTGACACAATCAACACACGGATACAAAATGCGGTTACTGAACAAATCCAAAATTCAATCGGTGGTGCAAAATTAGAAATCACCAAAGCAGCCGAAGTCATGAAACAACAAATCACGGATGCACAACACCATATGGAATCCACGATTACACAAACGGCAAGTGCTTTGGATGCTAAAATCAAGGATATTGACAATGCAGTACAATCACGAGTAACACAACTCGCAAGTACGATTGAGTCTTCTATTAAGTCTTTATCTGGCGATGAAATTCTAAGTAGAATCAATCAATCGAGCGGTGGTACTCAAATTGATGGTAAATTGCTCCATGTAACATCTGATTCCGTTTTCGATAAAGGTGTTATTGCGAAGAACATCGAAGCTGGTACAATCAGTACTGACAAACTCATGAGTTCTATTCTTGACTTGCAAGAATCTGGTATGCAAATCAAGGGCGGTGGCGTTCGTATTGATGCCAGCGGTATCCGCATGAGTAATGAAAACGGTTCATTTACCGCATTGACCAAAGATGGCATCAAGTGGTATGACTCTAAAGGTGTTGCATATAGTGCTATACAACAAATGGTCTTTGGGATTGCAAACGATGGCGACCATATCGACTTGAATTGGGATTCAGAACCAATGGTGTTTGTTGTTCCCCAAAAGATGGACTTGGGTCAAAACATGAGTGCGGCTGATAATTATCTGCAAGGAACAATGGAAACCAAGGCAGTCAATGTGTCAAAAAAAGGGTTTGACATTCACGCACGTATCACTCAATATTGCAACGGTGAGATGTACTATAGTGGCAAGCCTTGGGGCAGAACTAACATAGATAACTTTGCACCAAGCCGTTACTCAACAGGCACATTAACCAACAAGGTTTACATCTATAGTGAAGCCGATACATATGTTTCTGTTGAGGTGCCAGAAGTCGGTGTTGACGTTTGGACATCCCTAGGGAAACAATACGATAGCACTAATGTAGAGGGTGCTGGATGGGAATATCCACCAGAGAACTCTAAAAAGTGGTTATCACCAATGGCATCTGGCAAAGGCAAAACTGTTTTTACTGGTAGCGGTCATGGGTCTTCATTTAGTGGTCACTATGAGTTCCAACAAACAAAACAATGGATGATTGACTATGAAAAAATCCCTAGAAAAACCATAGCAATCCGCCTACGCAAAGGTCAAAACGTAATCGCTTGTTCAATCCCAGCGTTTGCCATCACACCAAGTAATCCTTGGTTTAAAATTGCGAATATACCATCGCTCCCAGAGGGAACATACTTTGGTATTCGTTCTCCAGAGCCTGTACAATGGTTTGCCGTGAACGTACCAAAAGAAAATTACTTTGTGGCATCACACGCAAACTATAAGACAACTAAGTTTACTGGTCGTGGAACATACACGTTTACACCGACTGGCAAACGATTTAAGATTACCATGATTGGTGCATCGATTGCATCACGTGGCGAACGCCCAGAGTCTTCCGAAACAAGAATCGTTGGTAATGGTATTGATTATAAAACATCTGGTTATGCAACCAATTTGTCACTCAATAATCAACAACCGTATAAACAATCGTTCCATTCTGTGCATGGAGATGCCAAGTACAACGAAAAAGGTTGTCTATATTTTATGGCTAATGCTTTTAAAGTTGGTACAGATTCCGTATCTACTTGGGGTGGCGATGGATTGTCAATGCCTTGTTATGTCTTGGCTGGTAACAACGTGTCATTCTTTAACGCAAACTTTACAAACAGACGTAATCTACAAAACAATTCAACAGAGTTCTTACGTTTCCCAGATGGCAACTACCAAGGACGTGGCGATGTGAATGACGACACAAAAAACCTTGGTGTGTTTGGCGAACTCGTTGGTTGTCCATCATTTACATTCACTGGTGGCGGTGGTGGCAACCCATCTAATTACGGACGTGATATGTGGTGGAACATTGAATGGCAGATGGGGTTATCTAAGGCAGTCACATATAATGTCAACGTACCAACTGGAGTATCAAATTACACGATTACGATTGGTGAATGTCCAGACGTAACAGTCGGTAAAGAAATCCATTTCCCAGCTGGACCGTATAATGACGATGGTGGTTCTATCAGAATCACAAACACACAACCATTTGACGGTGCAGTATTTATTACGGAGGAATTGTAATGTATTATAACGTATCATTCATGGGGCAAGACCCCATGAATTTTTATGTTTCTACCACAGAAACAGACGAAACAGTATCTTACGAAACATACCAATTGTATATGTCTGGTCAATACATCAAGGGTAATGACGGAGAACCAAAACCAAAGGAACAAACAAATGTTCAATCAACCTCTGGTGCAACAGATGCTGTCATTCAAGAGGGTACAACTCCAGTGTTGCCAGATTTACCAAACATTGACCCATACGTTGCGTTAAACAATAAAATCAAAAAATTGCGTAAACAGATGGAAGACATACCAACATCTGCTGACAATATTTATCGTGTGGCACATGGAGATTTTATTCCAGTTCCAAGTGGTAAAAACCCAAGTGATTTTGTGTATGAAATCTTAAGTGTTCAAGTATCTGGGGATACGTTTAATTCTCCTAATGTCGGTATGATTATACAACCTCCGCAATATCCATTCTACCGAGATGCCAATATCACGATTGGTATTGTCAACATAAATCAAGCGTATGTTTCAAATAACGAAACAAACCCAACCAAACATATCACAGGTTGGCTGACCGTTAAAGTCAATGAGAAAACAAATGTTCCACAAGACACAAACGGTCAACCATTAGTGGCGACATCTATAGAACCATCTGAAACGATATAGAAAGGAGGTATGCCAATGAAAGATTGGATTCGTGTTGAAGACGAAATTATGCACGTTGGAGCAGACTGGAATCGGTTGTATTCTGTTGATGAATCAATTGATTTAACCGATGCAACTGCCGTGTGTAAAATCCGTGATTTGAAAGACAATGTTCTATTACAGGCAACGTGTACTGTGTATCCACATGGCGTAGTCGTATGGTTTCCATATGAAGATACATTAACACTTAATCGTCAAATCAAGAGGGGCAAGTACGATGTTTTCATTCAAAAAGATTCTAAATCGTGGAAACTTGTCATGGGTGAAATCGAGATTATCCACGACATTTCCATGCATTAATTTTACAACAAAGGAGCATACAATCATGCCAAACGAAGAAACAATCCAAAAAATGTCTATTGTTGACCCAATTCAAGTCAACGTCAACATTCCAAACTTTGAGGGAAAACCCGGGAGAGATGGTACAGATGGTCGAGATGGTGACGATGCATACCGTATTGCCGTCCGCAATGGCTTCCTAGGGACAGAAAAAGAATGGTTACTAACACTAAAGGGTCAAGATGGTAAATCCGCATCTGCACAAACCGCACGACAAACGTTGTTAAAAAACAATATATGGTGCGAAGATGATACCGTGGATTCTGTGTTTACTGCTATTATTGGTAATTGGGGTAAACCAATGCCACGTACAGAATTTAAACCGTTACAGTTAGAATCAACACTTATTGTGGGTTTAAAAGATTTAATCTTTAGCGGTGAACCACATTATAAATTAAAAGTAAACTCAAACGATTCTGTAGAATTTGACTCTAACGGTAGGGTCAATGTTTCTATTTCTAGTGCAAACGCTGGGGATTCTGTTTCTGTTCAATATTTAGGTTATTCTGGCAATGTAGTGAGTAGTAAAGCATATACTTTTGGAGATGCAGGAAATATCTTTAAAGTTGGGAATCTCATCGAGTCAAAAGAGTTTGAAAATACTAGAGGACCAATTGGAGAAACACAAAAGATATTAGTATCCGTATATGACAATAAAGTCGTTACTATGACACTAGCAAATGATGCTACAGCATATAATTTTCAATACCAAGGACAATATGATGAAATTAAAACATGGGTTGTATCTAAAATTAATCACGTAGAAACAGTAATTATAGATGCAACTATCTGTACCACACATAATTGGAATGAAGCAAGAGATATTTTTTCTAGTATTTCTTATATGTTTGGATATGGTACAAATCTTAAAGTAGATATATCCAATATCCTACAAAATTATAGAGATGGTATCGTTACACTCTTTTATAAAACAAGTACTGATTCAAACGCCACACCATATATCGGTAAATTTATTCAAATTAACGATTCAAATATCTTTATGGTAAAACAAAATATGAATGGCATAAACTATTTGGTCAGCGACAACACAATTATCGAAACGACAGATAGTTTATAGTCTAAACCAAAGAAAGGACATCAATGGAAATACTAACAATGGTATCTCTCATATGTGGTATCTTGGCATCTGTTGGGGCAATCATAGGGGTTATCTTCAAGTTTGTAATCATTAACCCCTTAAAGGTGTCAATCGACAATCTCACCAAGGTTGTTGAAACCATATTGAAAGATATAGAAACAGGTCGAGTAGACCGATACAATCAAGCCATACGTTTGACATCTATAGAATCTGATGTTAGACACTTGGATTCTCGCATGGAGTCCATTGAGGAATCCTTGAAAGGGCGGTGATACCAATGAATAACATTATTGATTCAATCAAGGGTTATTACACCAAAGTACGAACCGCCCATATTAACATCAAATCACTACAGTTTGTAAAGTTTGTGATTACAACATCATTTATCCCAATATTTATGTACTTGGGTGTTTGGTTGTATGCAATCTATGCAATGCACGTTGGTTTAAACGTAACAATTCTGGTTTCTCTATTGTCGGAATTACGATTGTTCGTATCCGTAATCTTCTCAACACAGACTGTTGCTGGCGTACTTGCTTATGGCGTGGCTTTAATTGATTCAGATGGCAATGGAGAATCCGATGAATTAGATGCCAAAGCACACGCCCAATCTAATTCTAATATCACTACAGGAGATACAAAATGAGAACCATAGAAAAAGACGAGTTGATGAGTATGGCGACAAGTGCAAGGGGTTATATCGACCATATTTACTTGCATTGGTCTGCTGGTCATTACAACCAAAGTCATACCGATAAATACCACATCTGTATCGACAAAGATGGCAAAATGTATACCGATGTTGAGTTATTTACCGAACACCGTGACCATACGTATATGCGAAACAGTCGTGCCATCGGTATCACTTTGAACGGTTGCTTTGATGCAACCAGTCCGACAAACATGGGTACAGAACCACCGACTGAACAACAAATCTATGCCCTTAGCTGGCTAGTGGCATTACTGTGTGTACAAATCGGTATTCCATTGGACATTCAACACGTAATGACCCATGCGGAAGCCGCAGACAACAAAGATGGTATGGACTTGTGTTACAATGACCCAACACCATACCCAAACAATACTTACGGTCCAGATTCCACGTGCGAACGATGGGATTTATGGGTGTTACATGAGAATGAACAACCGTGGTCTGGTGGCGACAACATTCGTGGAAACGCACGATACATCGCACATACTGAATGGGGGATTGACATATGATGCACTATAGAATTGCAAAACCCCCATTAATGAAAACGGTTGGGACTGTGTTTGCGGTATGTTTAATTGGTTTGTTCGTGTGTGTATATTTGTTGTTCAGCGGTATACACGCACACGAGCAACAATTGCGACAAACCGAAATTGAACTACATAGAACACAAGTCGAACTACAAGTGACACGACAAGAGCGTTCCATGTTACAAGACAAGGTTTCTGCCTTAGAAAACATTGAATACGAACGTGGAACAATTGTTAAACCATAATGGAGAAACAATGAATGAACAAATTAAAACATATATTCGGTCAAATCCAAAGTATTCGATTAGTATTGCTATTGGGGTTTTTGTGTTTGTTGCCATTGGGTTATTCCTATGGACAAGAACCAACAGTAACATTGACACAACACCAATACGAAACGCTACAAGAGAACTTGACAACGCTAGAAGCGACAATAGACAATCAATTGAATACAATCAACGAATTGGAGATGCAGTTACAAGCAGCCAAGTTATCAACGAACGAATCGAACAAACAATTGATGGAAGCATCAACGCTAATCGTAGAACAACGGAAGCAATTGACCGAAGCACGGAACTTGTTAAAGCAGCAAGAGCAGACGCTGCAAACGCAAAGAATCTCATTAGAGAAAGCCGAAATATACTTAACGCAGCAAAAAGAGATAATCAAGAAAGCACAACGGAATCAACAACGAGCCAAACTCATTAATGTGTTATTAGGTGCAACGGTTGTATATCTTGCGGTTAAATGATTGGATGGTGGTCTAATTATCTCTACAGTATACAGTAGCGGATGTATACAAATTCTCTGATATAAAACAAATGGGGATATACCAACTAAGGTATATCCCCAATTTTTTGCGTTTATACGGTTATTTCTTTAACTCCAATGGTTTCATCTTGGTAATACAATCGCCACGTAATTGGATATAATACCCAACACCAGCTTTCATTTCAACAAGATAACTTGACCACATGACATACTTGTTTCCCAGATGGTCAAACACATATGCCATCGGTTTACCAGTCTTGGTTGTTCTTTGTTTAAAATCAGAAACGATAATCGCCTTGACATCACGACCGTTTGCCAATTCTGTGTTATATTCCATTAATGGGTTCTCAAAAGAACACCCAAGGTATTTATACCGCAACGAAGTGAGAGGGGTCTTAGCGGTCAAATCTGGCGATTCTAGGAGGGTTATGGAGTCATACTTAGATGTCCATTCTTGGATTTTCTTTTGTATGTTCGCCAATTTCTTTTCCATAGATTGTAATTGCTTTGGTGTTGCCGTTGGTGATTCCGTTTGCATCAACTGTTGGTGGTCACGCAATTTGTGATTCCATTCGTCAATCTTGTTTTGTGCGTTCTTGCGGTCACTGTCGAATGATTTGTACTTAGGGATTAACGCCATAAGTTCGTTTGTTTCACCCAAGAAATCTAATGCACCACTACCGACTAAGCCCTCTAGTTGCAACTTAGTATATTTACTAAAGATAGAATCTATTGTATATTCTTGTGGTTTCTCAATCTTGTTGATACCCTTGATGTACGCAAGTCCTACACGAATGGCATTACCATCGACTGACCACTGGCGGTCACTATGGCGTAAATCTGGTGGTAATATCTCGATGCCCTTGCGTTTAATCTCTTGGATATACGGAAGTATTTTCTCTTGGTTACCATCTTCGGAGTTAATGGTTGCCACATAAAATTCCAACGGATAATGTGCTTTTAGGTATGCCGTTATGTATGCCATATATCCGTATGATTGACTGTGAGCCTTATTAAATCCATAGCTTGCTGCTGCAATAATCATATCTAAGATTTGTTTTGCTACATCTTCATTTGTACCATTCGCAACAGCACGGTCAACAAATTCTGCCGTAATCTCTTGCATCAAATCGTGGTCTTTTTTACCAACCGCACGTCTTACCGTATCAGCTTCCGCCATTGAATATCCAGCGATAAGTTGACATACACGCATAACTTGTTCTTGGAAAACCATAATCCCATATGTTTCACCCAATGGCTCCTCTAATCGTTTATCCAAGTATTCAAACGGCTTGCCTTGTCTGCGTTCGATATACTCATCAAGCATACCTGTTAAGATACACGCTGGTCGATATAACGCAACTACGGCAATTAAATCAACAAAGTTCTTTGGTGCAATACTTTTGAGAGTTCTAATCATTCCCGGCGATTTCATTTGAAAAACACCAAGCGTATCACCCTTGCATAACAAATCCAACGTAGGTTTATCATCCCAAGGTAATTTTGCCAAGTCAAGACTGTCTTTCACTTTAGCCATCGTTACGCAATCATTGATTACATCCAAGGTTCTAAGACCAAGAATATCCTCTTTTAGAAAACCCATTGATTCTAAATGTTTAAAGTTTGTAGATGCCACAAAGGTTTCTTCTTTTGTTTTAGAATCTTTTTGCATTTCTAAAGAGCAATACTTGGTAATATCTTGGTTTGACACAATGACTGCCGATGCGTGTTTACCAAAGCCAGTCATGATACCAACTAATTGCTTTGCTAAAGTGAACATCTCTGGATGTTTGCCATCGTTTACATGGTCGAGTTTGGCATACTCTAGGTCATTATCATGGTAATCTTCATCATCGTCAAACGAAACATCCTTGATTTTCTTTGAGTATGCATCTGCTATGGTATGGTCTATGTTTAAACAACGTGCGGCTTCTTTTAAGGCACCAGATGCTTTCATGTATGAAAATGTGCGACATTGGTAGACATATTTGTATTTTTCTTCGAGGTATTGGACGACTTCTCCTCTGCGTACCTTAGAGCAATCGTTGTCGATGTCACCCGGGGATATACGGTTTGGGTTTGCAAACCGTTCAAAGTACAAATTATTTGTAATGGCATCAAGTTGAACAATGTCCATCAGATACGCACACTCACATCCGCCGCAGCTTCCACGTCCGTACCCAACTGGAATATCACGCTTGCGACACGCATCGAGAATATCTTTAGTAATCAACAGATAGTCCATATACCCAACTTGCTCCAGAATGTCAATCTCATGTACCACACGCTCGTCAACACGTTTTTTAAACTCTGGCGTTACTTTGCCGATAATCTTTTGTTTATACCCTTGTCTTAACGCATCAAGAAACACAGGTTTTACATCGCCATCTTTAACAAACTTTGGGTACACATCAAGGTTGAAATCAACCTGTACGTTACATTTGTCAAAAATAACATTGGTATTTTCAACCATTGTTTCAACCATGTCAACACCGAATTGTGGATACAGACGGTCATATACTTGTGCTTCCGATTGGATAAAGAAGTCGTTTGAACCATAATATTGGTCTTCATCATCATCTTGTGAACGACCACGTAACGCCTTGTGTAAAGCATAGTCTTCTTCATGAACATAATGAGAATCACAAGCGGCAATCAATGGTACATCATATTTTGCACCCATTTCTGCAACCATTGCATTAAAACGCTTTTGGTCTTCATGTTGATACGTATGGATTTCAAAATACAAGTCGTCACCAAAGATGTCTTTAAACTGGGGGATTAAAGACTCACGATTATCCCCTTTTAGCCATCC